CCTCCCGGAGACCAGGGCGGCTATCAAACAAGGATCAGCGAATGCCCAAAGTAGGCAACGTCCACTATCCGTATACCGCCGCCGGCAAGAAGGCCGCAGCGGTTGCGCGGAAGAAGGGCAAGAAGAAGACCAGGCCGAAGCCGAAAAAGAAATGAGCTACACCGAGGCCACATGGCCCACCGACCGCTGGCCCAACTTCGCCTTCACCGAGCTGGCGTGCAGCGAGACCGGCGAGTGCGGGATGGACCTGGCCTTCATGGATCGGCTACAGCTCCTCCGCAACCACTACGGCCACCCGCTGACGATCACCAGCGGCTACAGGAGCCCCGCCCATAGTATCGAGGTGGCTAAGTCAACACCAGGCACCCATGCCAAAGGACGAGCCGTAGACATCGCCTGTGCGGGTGTAGACGCCTACGACATCCTGACCGAGGCGCTGGTATGTGGGTTTACCGGGATTGGGGTGAAGCAGAAGGGCGAGCATCGATTCTTGCACCTGGACGATCTGGGCTACGGCGAGCATAGCGTGCCGCGGCCCTCGATCTGGAGCTACTAATTGGTTGAGATGTGCGACAAGTACGGCCACGAGCTGCCCTGGTATCGGGCGGTGCTGCACCTGTCCTACCTGGTGCCGGTGCTGCTCGTAGCGGTGCCGATCCTGTTGGGTATGCTGTATTGGCGGGGGAGTAGGTGATATGGGGGATTCCGTTATGAACGGAGATGAGCGGGATGATGGCCGAGACAAAAAAGGCCGGTGGACTACGAACAATCCGGGGCGCAAGAAGGGCACAAAAGACAAGTTTACTACGCTCAAAAATGAGTTTGTCAAAGTCTTCGAGAGCCACGGCGGCCCGGCGAAGCTGGCGGAGCTGATGGCGAAGTCGCCTGACAAGTATTTCGAGTTCCTGGTCAGGCTTCAGCCCAAAGAGATCGTGGCCGATGTGACCACCTCGCACCAGGCGACGATACAAGCGCCCCCAGCGGCGCCCGAGAACCTGGCGGAGTGGGTCGAGCGCCGGGAGGAGATCACCGAGGCGCTGCCGCAGCAGAGCGCGGTAGACGCCATCGTAGAGGCTGAAGTGGGAAGCAATGGCCGCGACAACTAATACCATTGTGACCTGGCGCCCGCAGCTCGGGCCGCAAGCGATAGCCATCGACGCCCGCTACGTGGTGGACGAGCTATTCCTGGGCGGTGGCCGTGGCGGCGGCAAGAGCGATTACCTCCTCGGCGATTTTCTCGCCGATGTGGAGCAGGGCGCGGCCTGGCAGGGCATCCTGTTCAGGCGCACGTATCCCGAGCTGGACGAGTTGATACGGCGCAGCCAGGTGCTATACCGCGGCGCCCACTATAAGGTGGGACGCCACGAGTGGTGGTTCCCCAGCGGTGCCACGCTGAAGTTCCGCCACATAGATAGCGTCCACGACGCGGCCCACTACCAGGGCCACGCCTACACCTGGATAGGGTGGGACGAGCTGACCAACTGGCCTACGCTCGAGTCCTATGACTTGCTCAAGGCTACGCTGCGGTCAGCCCACAACGTCAAGGGGATGCGGATAAGAGCTACCGGCAATCCCGGCGGCCCTGGTCACGCCGCGGTTAAGAGCCGGTTTGTCGATGTGGCCGACCCGATGGCGCCCCACATCGACCCGGCAACGAGGATGAGCCGCGTCTACATCCCGGCGCGGATCTATGACAATAAGAAGCTGCTCGAGGCCGATCCTCGTTACCTGGAGCGGCTCAAGGCTGTAGGGGATGAGGCGCTGGTCCAGGCATGGCTCGAGGGTGATTGGGACGCCCTGGTAGGCAGCTACTTCAGCATCAAGCGCCGCGAGGTGATGGTCGAGCCCTTCGACATCCCGCCCGATTGGCAACTGGCGATGGGGATGGACTACGGCGAGAAGAATCCCACGAGCGCCTGGCTCGCGGCTGTGGACTACGACGATACGGTCTACATGGTATCGACCTATCACCAGGCGGATCGCTCGGCGTCAGAGCACGCCGAGGGCGTCCTGGATATGATCGACAACTGCCCCTGGACAAAGGGGCGGCGCCCGAGCGCTATCTACGTCGATCCATCGATGTTTGTTAAGCGGCGCCTGACGCCGATCAACGAGCATTCGCCTGCGGATGTCTTTGCGGATGTGGGGCTCCACCTGACGCCAGCAAACAACGATAGAGTCGGCGGCTGGCGGATATGCCGGGATGCCCTGCATCACAAGCGCTTTAAGACGTTCGAGGGGTGGACCGATCCCTGGTGGCAGACGGTGCCGGCGCTACCGCGGGACCGTAACAACGCCGAGGATGTAGATACCCATAGCGACGATCACCAGGCCGATGCCTGGCGGTATGGCATGGTGCACATATACAAGCCTTATCGCGTCGAGAAACCCCAACTGGCGGGGACCGGCCAGGAGCTGATAAACGAGATGGCGGCGATGGTCCGAGGGGGCCGCCACCGCTACGGAGGCGATTGACGATGAAAGCGTTCAACGGAACACCCCATAGCAATGGCGGCCAGATAAAGACCAGCGGCGCCGTCAAGGATACGCCCAACAGCAAGCGCAAGGGCCCGGCGGCCACTATCGGCGGCAGCAAGCGCGGGGGCGGCAGGAAGTAGCAGCCTTCTATGGCCACACAACGCCAGATAGACTTCTGGGAAGGTGAGATCGAGACCTGTCGCAAGTACATGAGCAAGCGGCACAAGGTCTGGCGGCGCCTTCTGGATCAATACCGGATGGACTACGACATCCCCGGCCTACCGGATGAGCGGGTTATCAAGATCAGCCGGTTCTATACGCTGGTGCGCCAGATTCTGGCGTCCGTATCGTTCGCCTACCCGCGCGTCTGGCTGAAGGTCGAGAACGAGAACTATGAGCGTCAGGCGGAGCTACTGGAGCGGGCGGCCAATGCGGCGCTGGAGCTGATGAGTGCCAAGGACGAGATCCGCCAGGCGACGTTTGACACCTTGTTCTGCGGCGTGGGATGGCTCAAGGTAGGGTATAACCCTGCTGGCGACGATGCTATCGACCCGGCCTACGTGGCTAACGACACGATGCGGGACGATTTCCCGTATTGCCACCGCGTCGATCCGGTCAACATCTGCCTCGATCCGCTGACGCCACCGCATCGTTTGGGCCATGCCCGCTACCTCATCGAACAGATGTATGTGCCGTATGAGTTCGTGCGTAACGACGAGCGCTACGTCAACCGGCGCCAGATCAAGCCGATCAGCAAGGACGCCCAGGAGGCGGACGGCTTCATGGCGGGTTACGGCGAGGTGGACCTCCACGACGAGGTCCAGAGCGCCGTGCGGGAGAGCAAGCAAGCCGGCGAGATGGTGCTGCTCTACGAGGTCCATGACCGGGTGCATCGCAAGCGGCTGACGTTTGCGGATGGGGTGCGCGATCCTATCGAGGAGATCGACCACCCGATGTTGGAGCAGGAGCCGGTGATGGTCACAGACCCGCTGACGGGCGAGGAACTGCTCTCGGGTGAATTCGAGCAGACGGGCGGCTATCTGGTAGATAGCGGCTTTCCGTACTACGCGCTGCGGTTCGATATGGAGGCCGACACCTTCTGGCCGCTGCCACCGCTGGCGTATGTCGAGGATACCCAGAACCTACAGGTCGAGAGCATCTCCCGGCGGGCGGATTCGCTGAAGCGGTTTCAGCGGATCGTCCTGGGATCGAGGAGGGAGCGGGAAGCCAACGCGAATCTGAGTGATACGCTCGAGAATGCGAGCGATGGTGAGATAGTGTGGGTAGACGATGTGGCTACGAGCTTTCGGGAGCTGCCGTTTGGCAGTCTGCCTTCGGACCAGCTCGGGCTCGAGTCGGATGCCCGCTTCATGGAGGAGCAGAGCCTTCAGGTCAGCCAGATGGCGATGGGGGGCGGTCCCAAGCGGACGGCTACCGAGGCCAGCTTGATCGCCAGCTACGGCCAGCTCAACCGCGAGTGGATGCAGCAGAGCGTGGCGGACGCCTATAGCTGGATCGTCCGGTCCGCGTTTCGGATGATGGCCGACGAGCGATACCACCCGGAGGAGTTCGTGCTCAACGTGGCGGAGGAGGG